TTCGTGCTGGACGTGCATGACCAGATCGAGGGTGCGCTTCCCGGGGAGGGTCTCGTGCATGAGCTTGTGCCGATGATGCGGTATATTAACCGCTACGCGGCCTACATGGACATGAACGCCCGCCGGGCGTCCAAGGGGCGTCTGCTGGTACGCCGAGACGCTGGTATCGACGTAGAGGCGCTGGCGAACTGGGAGAACGACATCATCGAGGGCGAGAACATCCGAACGGATGCCCTCGTGTGGATGCAGAACCAGCCGTTTACCAACTCTATCACAAACCTCATGACCATGTTCCAGAGTGATCTGAAAGCCGATTCCGGCGCGAATCAGTTCACCCGGGGTGAAACTACAGGCGGCATTGTAAGCGGCAAGGCCATTAACTCCCTGATCCAAGCCGGTGGTAAGGTGTCTTCCATGCGGACAGAACAGCTTAAGTCCGGTTTCCGGGAGATGATCGAGCAGGTCATCTGGCTGATGGCCCAGTTTTATGATGACGACCGGACGGTGCTGATTACAGGCCGCGAGGGAAAACCGAAAGCAATTAAGGTGGACACCAAGAAGCTGTTCGGTGAGAAAACGAAGGGCGCTGTGAACCCTCCGCCCTACACCGTTCAGATCGAGGTGTCCAGCCGTGATCCCCAGCGGATCGCGAATCAAAACCAGATGTTCATGGAAGCCTACACCATGAGCGCACAGGCCCAGCAGTTCTTCCCGCTGTCTGCGCTGTTCACGATGCTGAACCTCGACGGTAAGGACCGCATCCTGCCGGTGCTTAAGGCAAATGAGCATTACCAAGAGCAGATGCAGATGCTACAGCAACAGGTGCAGGAGCTCACAGCCCAGCTCGACACCATGCAGAAGACTAATCAGAATCTGCGGAAGACGGTGAACACTACTGCGACCGCGCTGGCGGATGCAGGAGCGTCTGGCGGTCAGATCGAGAGCGGGACCCCGCCTACCACATCAGCAAAGGCAGGGCAGGGGCCGGATGAGATCAGCAGTATCGTAGAAGCGTCCCGAAGTTCAATGGGACAGCCGACCGGTATGCCGCTTCCGACATAAACCCGAACATTAGGGCTATTATTTCTGGATAATGTTCGTATAATAAGAGCAAGAGATTACGCGATTTCACGTAATCATTGCAAATAAAACAACACACATACCGCGATTACACGGATGTGCGAAAGGAGATTCCTTATGGCAGACCCTAACGAAATCATGGTAGACGCCGAGCTCGAAAACGACGATGCTCTGGACGACGGTCTGGAGGAAATTGTCCACGAGGAAGACGACAGCGAACCGGAAGAGAGTCTCGATTCCTTCACGGAAGAAGAGAAACAGCCGGAGCAGAAAGAACAGGCTCCCGCAGGTACCAAGGAGCCGGGTTACGTCAAACGGCGTATTGCCGAAGAAAGGGCCAAATGGGACGCGACCTTTGAGTCAAAGCTGAACGCGGCTTTGGAGGAAAGGCTTGCCCCATTCCGGGAGAAGCAGATCGAGATGGAGGCAAAGGAGCTTGTGGCTTCCGGCACTGTCAGTGACCTCGAAACCGCAAAGGAACTTGTGCGCTATCGGCAGGGCAACCCTGTGGCTGTTGACAAGAAACAGCTTAGCGCGGACATCCAGCCCCGCGACAACAACGGTCGGTTTACATCCCGGACTGTAGATGATGCGGTAACCTCGGCCCGCATCGGTATGCTACAGCATCAGGTGGACAAGATTAAGGCCATAGGAGGCCCAGACGTTCTTGCCGCCTACCGTACAAACGAGGACATCAGACGTCGTATTCAGTCTGGGGATATGGACTTCTACGATGTGGCGGAGGAACTTCGGAACCAGAAGCCCACGAGAAAGCCACCGTCCCCAATGCGCTCCCCGAATGGAGCAAGCGGACAACAGAACCCGAACGCCATCGACAGTATGTCCGATGAAATGTTCGAGCGGTTCGACGCAAATATCTCGAAGGGAGCGCGCTACAGCCTTAAATAAAAGGAGAGTGCGTTTTCAATGGGTGTTTACGATAACATTAACGTATCCTATCAGTCTTCTCTGGCCCCCACTATGCTGGAATCCTATCTCCAGCGGCGGGCTCTGAAAAACGTTGAACCCAACCTTGGGTATCTGAAAGATGCCCAGATGATCGAACAGCCCAAGGGTAACGGTAAGCACGTCAAGTTCTTCCGTTATACTGAACTGCCTGCGATCACCAAGCCCCTGTATGAAGGTGTTACCCCTGACGGGCAGAAGCTGGAAGAGACCGCGTTCACGGTGATGACCAAGAACTACGGTTCCTTCATGGCGTATACCGATGAAATCGACCTGTGGCACGTGGACTCCAAGACGCAGGCTATGTCTGACCGGCTGAACCGGCAGGCCCGCCTGTCTCTGGATACCGTGGGCCGCGATCAGATTTGTTCCGGTCTGAACGTCATGTACCCCGGCAGTGTGACCAGCCGTGGCGCTCTGGTGGCTACCGACATCCTGACCTACGCGGTCATTAAAAAGGCTGTCCGTAACCTTAAGCGGAAGGGCGCCCAGCCGTTCGCAGATGGTTTCTACCATGCCAAAATCGATCAGGATACCTACTACGATCTGACGCAGGATCAGCACTGGAATGACGTCTCTGTCTACCAGAGTGATGCTCGTGTCCAGAAGTACGAGCTGGGTAACATTTACAAGGTCAAGTTCTTCGAGGTGGACAATGGTAAGACCTTCACCGATGAAGATTACCTGTATGGAACCAAGGCGGCTCTGACGGCGTATGCGGACTTCGACGTGGCAAACCGGACCATGGTCGTCACGGACACCATGTCCGAAGACGAAGCCCGTGAGCTGACCGGTAAGATGGTCTACGTACAGGCCACGGTGAGCTCCGCCGCGGTTAAGACCCCGATGTGCATTGAGCGCGTCTGGCCTTCTACCACCGCGAACCAGACCAAGGTCCTGTTCCGCTGGGTACCCGGTACGGAAGTTACCGCGAACTGGACTACGGCGAAGGCCCTCAAGATCGTTCCGTCTGGCGGCGGCAACGGTATTGACGTTCACGCGACCATCATCTATGGACAGGATGCGTTCGGCATGGTCAAGCTGGGCGATACGAAGAAGCCCAACATCCAGATCATCGTCAAGCCGCTGGGTTCCTCCGGCTCCGACGACCCCCTCAACCAGCGCGGGACTGTGGCGTGGAAGGTGCCCTTCTTCGCATGTGCCGTGTTGCAGGATGACTTCATCGTGCGTATCGAGCACGGTGTGTCTGCATAATATCCCCCTAAACCGGGGCTGGCTCTATAACGCGGGCCAGCCCCAAACTTTTACGGAGAAAAGAAAGGAGCCTTAACATGGCTACGAAAACGAAACCTGTAACTGATGAACTGCTTGAAGAAGAGGATGATGTGGTAGCGTCGCTGTCTGTTCGGTCCGATGACCTTACCGTTGTGGCGCCCAAGGCCGCAGAAGCCTATAAAGGTCCTACCGTTAGTGTTTTCCTGCCGGAGATCGAAGGGGACGGAACGGAAGGGCTCGTCGTAGACCAGTATGAGCACGTAACCATCGCGAACGAACGGGGCGAAACCCTCTATCGTATTCATCGCGGTGAGCAGGTCGAAGTACCGGTTGCCGTGTACATCGTGCTGAAAGAGAAGTACGGCAAGAAAATTTAAGGAAGTGATCCATCGTGACCCTACAGGAAATCAAGGAACAGGTGATGTTCCAGACGAATAACGACGCGGACGATCTGGAGGACTACGAACCGCACATTGTGGATTACATCAATGAAGGCTACGACCGGATTGTGGATGTGTACGACCATCAGCATGTGTCAGCCAATAGTCTGATGTACCCGGCTATGGCTGATGACTCAGATGATCCGAATCTCCCGGAATGGATGCACCGTTACTTGGTGGACTGGGCTACGTGGCTGGTATATCGGAACGGAAATCCCCAGAAACAGAGTCGTGGCATTTCGTACCGAGATTCTTTCATGCTTTTCCTTTCCCGAGTTGCGAGTGAAGGTGGTAAGGCGGGAATGAACTCAGACGGTACACTCGTAAGATACAAGCATTTCATAAATATTCCGAAGTGAGGTGAGGAACAGTGGCGTATTACACAATAAAAGCGTACGACGCAGACGTGTTCCTCACCTCATTTATGGGGTTACAGCAGGCCGGGGACGGGATTGGGGCTGACTTTCGTTATGCGGTGGAAGCTATGAATGTGGAGACCCCGCGTGGCGTATTACAGCCGCAGGCAAAGCCTGTGACCCTCCCGTACGGTTTCGATACAAAGATTGAAACCCTTGCGCATCTGTACCGGCGTTGGTATACGGGCGGTGAAGACCCCGAAGTCTTAATCGCCGCTACCGGCGGAAGACTGTACTACAAAACGTCCACAATGCAGGATTTCGCGGCTTTGAGCTTTCCTCTCGGGACCGCAATTTACCAGAGCAACGAATGGAGTTGGGTGTCCTACGAGATCAATCCTCCGGGTAGCCCGGCTCCGGTAGACGTTTTGCTGATGAGTAATGCCAAAGACGGCATGATTATCATTAAGCCGCCGTACACTGCCACAGTCAGCAATCCAAGCTGGACCGTAGAGTCAATTAACACCGGGGGTAAGAAGTTCGGTGTGATTGAGCGCTACGCGGAGCGTATTTGGGGCGGGGCGATCCCGGATGACCCGGATATGCTGATGTACTCCCGCCCGTTTGACCCGACGGACTGGACCGCGGCAGGGGCGAACGAAGAGCCGGAAGACGGAGCCGGAGACGTCCAGCAACCGAGTTGGGATGGCGACAGCTTTACCGCGCTTCGGCAGTTCGGCAGTCAGCTTATCGCGTTTAAAGGGAATCGCGTTTGGCGTGTGCTTGGGGCGGACCCGGGTGAGTATGTGTTTAAAGAGCAGTACGGTGGTGGTGCTCCTTTCGCAAATACGATTGCTGTAGATGTAGAGCGCATATTCATGGTGGAACGAGACGGGCTGGCTTTGTATGACGGCTTAAGCGTAAGCCCATACGCCCGGGAGGCTATCGAGAAGCTGTGGAAAACGATTAACCGTAACGCGATGTCCCAGATGTGCGGTACGCTTTATAAGGAAAAATATTATCTGTCCATCCCGACAGGAAACAACACAGTTAATAACGACATGATTGTGTTTAACCTGTCAGATCGGACAATTTTGTATTACACGGATACCTTTATCGAGAGCTTTATGCCTACGAACGATGCGTTGTATGCGACCAGCTCTTCCCAGCCGGGGAAGATCATGCTACTCACGTACGACTCGTGGGAAACAGGCGTGGCCTCCGGCAAGCCAACGAAATGGGTTACTCCGTGGGTCGATCTGGGTAGAAAGTCCTACAACAAAGGCGGATTCGAGGTTTATTTCTCGCCCGAAGTCAGGAAGTACCCGGTCACATTTCGCGTAAGCATACAGACCGAGAAAAAGGTCAAAAGCAAGCTCGTAACAGTCCAGCCAACGCTTATCCGGGCAAAGCAGAAGCGCGTTCGTTTCGGCGGGACAGGCCGGATGTTTAGGCTGATAATAGAGACCTTGAATACACAGTCGGATGTAAGCTGGCGGCTTACAGGCGGAATCCAGATAGTTGTGGAGACTGACCCAGATTAAGGTGGTGTTTACATGGCGAACAGTGAAAGGTATCCGGTAATCCAGCAACACCAGCCGTTAAGGGTTCCCGCGTCGTTCGATAAACAGGGTCGGGCGCTTATTCTCCAGCTTGACGAAATTTTCGATGATATTTATCGGCGCTTTGGGCGTTTGAAAGTCGCAGATTTGGGGGATCAGCTTAAAGAGCTTTGTCTCCTTACAGACGAAGATGGGAAATACGTGTCGATTAGCAGTGTTGCTGGAGAGCTTCGATCAGAAATTGGGGATGCCGAAGGTAACATTAGTACTCTTAGTCAGACCGCTACCAACCTGACCTCTCGCATGAGCGATGCAGAAGGTAATATCAGTAATCTCAGTCAAACCGCTACCAACCTGACCTCTCGTATAGGCGATGCCGAAGGTAACATTAGTAGTCTCAGCCAGACCGCCACTAATCTGACCTCTCGCATAAGCGATGCAGAAGGTAACATCAGTAGTCTCAGCCAGACTGCCACTAATCTTACCTCTCGCATAAGCGATGCAGAAGGTAACATTAGTAGTCTTAGT